CTATTAACAATTTTGTAAACCTACTGAGAACTATTCTACCATCATTTTTGAAAACTGGAGATAATAGTCTCAATGAACTTATTGCTCCTAGAGTATCTAATCTAGCTGATCTTATTGATCAATTCATACTAAACAAGTATGGGCTAACACCTCCTTCTAATGAAGGACAACAGCAGTCCACTCAAGCAAGCAACGTATCAGGGCTTGGACCAGGTCTAGCAGCAACTGCAGCTACAATTGCAGGAGGTACTATTGATACCTCAAGCATTTCCAGCGAAGTTCCTCCTGAAGGAAAGGCAGTACTTGCTGCAATTTCTTCTACTGAATCAGGTGGAGCCTATAATATTATTAATTATGTGGCTGTTTCCCAAGGTGCTCCAAAATACTTTAGTGACTATTCTCACCATCCTTTTGAAGGTCAAAAAGGATCCACAGCAGCTGGTAGGTACCAAATTCTAGCATCCAATTGGGAAAGATATGCTCCAATGGCTGGTGTATCTGACTTCTCTCCTGCATCCCAGGATAAAGTAGCTTGGGTGTTTGCTCAAGATGTATATCGTAGACAAACAAATAGAGACCTAGCAGCAGACGTTAAAAATCCTGAGGCACATCAATACATTATTTCTGTGTTAGGTGGAACGTGGATGGGATTGGCTGATAATCCTGGAAAAAGTCTTGCTGCACTTCAATCAGCAGCTAGAGAGGGTGAGCAGCTGATCTAGCTAAGCCACAAGAGAGAAAATACTTTAATGGATTGAAGCCTATTGACTTTGTACAGCAGCTTGAGTCTGCTCGTTTCAAACAGAGAGTGCAAAGAAAGGTAGCACAACGAACCCATGTCGAAGTGCTACCAATCATTATCAACAATTAAGGGGAGCAGAAATGCTCCCCTTCTTTTTAGTCGTCCGCAAGGTTCTTAAAGTATTCAAGATCCTCATCATCATCATTTGACCAGGATGCAGTCTGTTTAGCAGGAGCTGCTTCCTTGACGTTCACTGAGTTAGGACGAACCTCTTCCACCTTATAAGACTCAGCACGAGTTGATGGCATATCACCATCAAAACCAAGAGCCTTATTCAGACGAGCCTTAAGCTCATCATAGGACTTGAAGTGCTTAGGATCAACAAACTCCTGGAGAGAATGTTCCTTAGCCCAAAGCGACTCAAGCTTTTCATCATCATTAAAGATAGGAGAGGGAGTGTCGAAGGAAGATTGATCATAGTTACGATAACCCTCCACCTGACGAATCTTGAGCTTGAAGTTAGCACCTTCCCAAAGATCAAATGGGTTAATGGGCTGCTCATCTTCAAACTTAGGATTCATAGCATCGTTAAGCTTGTCGAAGATCTTCTTACCGTACTTAAAGAGGAACACCTTACCTTCGGTATCAGGATTAGCAGAATCCTTAATCACAAGAATGTTAGAGATGTACGACAGACGGCGCTTCTGCTTACGAACGGTTTCCTTGTCAGCCTCGTTACCAGAATTCCAAAGCTTGGTATTAAGTTCAGACACAGGATCCTTCTGACCAAGAGTAGTCAAAGACTTCTCAATGTACCAGCCACCAGGACCCTTAAACCCATGATCCCAGATACGAGCGAAAGGAACGTCCTCGCCCTTGGGTGCAGGAAGGAAACGAACGACAGCATAACCATTACCTGCCTTATCAACGGTAGGCTTCCAGAAACGAGTGTCCTCGTCCTGCTGGGGTCCTGATTGGTTAAGCTTGGTGAGTTCTTGATTGAGCTTGTCGAACTGAGTCTTACGAGCGTTCTTAAGCTGAGAGAAGGATGTAGACATTAGTATTCTCCATATGTTTGTATACGTTGTATGCGATGTATTGGTCACTATGACCATTCATATTTATACCATATCGCACGATTTTAGTCAACCATTTTCAACTTTAGTAGGGTAGAGCCAACTTTTTCGACACTTGCGTATAGATTTGTTGCCCAACGATACCAGTCTTCACGGCCTGCATAATCGTGGATAAAGACAGTTGCATTACGGTTCTTAGCCTTGGCAAATACAGTAGCCAAGCATGCACCACGCGAAATGCCATCTACAAGATAGACATCAGCATCCCAAATTTGGACATCATCAAACGCTGTCTCAGGATTGATATATTCATCGTTAAAGGTTGGATTTTCTTCCTTAGGAACACCATAGCCGTAGAAATCTAGTGGCTGCTTTGGAGGAATGAAAAGATATAGGAAGTTTTCACGATTAGGTTCATCGCTAAGAGCTTCATTGACCTTATCATACCAAGCCTCATTGTGTTCTACGGAGATGAGCTTCTTATCAGTAAAATAGTCAAGGAAGAGAGTAGTAGAACCACCTGAGCCCCACTCAACAAACTTAGTACCAGGCTTCATTTCAGATAAAAATTGCTTGAAGAAATCAAGCTCATCTGGATTCATAGTTACGTCGAGTTTCATATTTACCTCACAGTTTCAATCAAAAGCTTTTTCATTTTGTCTCTATCAAACTTAAAGAAGGGCTTATACTTCTTTAGTTTGTCTCTATACGTAGGCCACACAATAGTGTCCTGTATCTTCTTATCCCAAATATCAAACACATTAGTAAAAAAGTCAATCACTAAAAGTGTTTCAGGCATTACTTCTTTCTGCATAAGCAGTTTAAGAAGCATAGGATGTTGGCCATCGCTAACCTTCAAGGCTTGTTTAACATCATCTAGCTTACCAAGGTCTTCCTTAAACAAGTAAGACATATTCTGCTGACGACCCAACCACTTCTTGTAGTTTTCGTCAGCATCTTCGTGCATGAGATCACCAACCCATCCAATCTTCTCTTTTTCAAGAAAGTTGGATACTAAGAAGTTGAGAAGATCATCCTTCTTTGTCAGCTTAGAAAAGTAGTACTTGTCTTTTCTAGCTAAGAAAGAGTTAAAAGAAGCTGTAACCTTGCCATTGTACTTAAAGTAGTCGTAGGAGTCTTTTGTGAAGTGATTTTTAATGGCGAGGAATAGTTTGTATGCCTCAAAGGGTTGCATTATAAAGGTAACTTAGCTGTTTTTGGAATGATGTTTAGATTTTCTGCTTCTACTTGAATATTATACTTCATGTAAGAAGAGTTGCGAATAATAGAAGCAGCAGTTTCTAATTCTATATTATTCTTTTCACAGTAGTATACAACAGCATCAATATATTCCATTCGTTTTTCTTTAACGATTAGATCAATGTTGTGCAGAAATTCAGAAGATGATTTAAGAGATTTAATTTTGACCATCGATCGTCGTCACACCTAGATTTAATTCTACATTATCTTTGTAAGTCAAAAATGTCATTGATTCTGGTTCAGTAAACACCCACTTCTCAACTAAACCTAAGGAGAACCCTAGATGACCAAAATACCACGATATCATGTTATTGGTTTTATCATCTCTTTGATTTGTTATTGTATTCTTGACTGTATGTACACCAAGAGCTGATGATTTATAAAGAAACTTATTCTTTCCTGAAAGGAACATTACTGCACAAATAGAAACGCACTTTTCATTTTCTCCAATAAGAGTGTTCATGCCTCTTTCATTAATTTTACTACCAATCTCAAGACCTTCAAAAACCAAGCCACCGTTGCTGTTTAATTGAACAGCTTTAATTTCAGGATACATCACAACATAATAAATGAACTTATCATAATCATGCTCAACTATTTGTCCATCAATCTTGATAATCTTATGGCCACCTGCTTCGGTAATGACAAACATCGCGGCCTGTGCTGGTAATGCAAATATCAAACAAAATAGTAGTAACAACCTTTTCATTTTTGATCCCTGAAGAATTTGTAGTATATCATCATTGTATACCATACCATACTAACTGACAACAGTATACTAGCTCCAACAAAAGAGTAGTACTGACCAAGAGAGTAAAAGAAGTACACACCCCACGCTTGGCCAGTGTAAAAGAAAAGAGGTGGGAACCAATGGATTCCCTTAACCTCTTTATCATTATACAGCTGTTTAATGTTTAGTGCAACAAGTCCTGCACCAACGAAAGGAAAGAAAGCGTTTATAATATCTACTATCATGGATGTTCCAAAAAAGGTGGGGATGATTCTGTTTCCAAGCTCATCCCCGAAGCTCATGTTAGGCTGCTAGAGCCAAACGAGGTGCATTGTTATCGTTTGCACTTACGGTTTTGCGCTGTTTGAGTCAGTCGCCTCACTACCATCTCCGGTTGCCTATTTCACGCCTGTCGATCCTATTTCGCCCCCATCAAAGACATATGCCGCTGATCAGCTTCCCTTGGCAAGATTAGCTACTTCCTGCGTACGCAAAAGGGCACGTAAGCATATGTCTGTGGTGGAGGCGCGGAGTACTGCCCTCCGGTCCAGTTCGTCTTTCAACTTCCTTCATCGATGATTCTGTATTTATACGTTAGGGATCTTACCCCATTTAATCTTAAGCCACACACGCTCATGAATATAATACGCTACTGTCTGAATGACATTCAATACAATAGCAGCAGAAAAGCCAACCCAGTAAGCTGCAATCAATGTTGCTATGATTCTCCAGGTAACGGCCTTAGTAATTGTTCTTGAATGTGCCTCACTCATAATCTTCTGGTGCCTTATTTGGTGTAAGGCGAACAATCTTCGTAGCGAGACCACGAACAGATCCATTAGGGTACATCTTAATCATTTTTAATTTAGCTAGAAAATCAAGAGCAGTATTCACGCCATGGTGAATTCCGTGTTTTGTTCCAGCTCTATAATTATAAACAGCACACACACCAAACATTAAAATCAAAACAATCTGCATCCAAAGAGTGAGCTCGATTGTCATTGTTTTTCCTTTCTATACATCTCTTGGAGATGTTGTTGACTGTATTGTTGTTGGTTGTGTTGCTCTTTGAAGTACTGGATCACATCATCCCTATACTTGGCAACTGTACCCTCGAACTGCTGAACCCTATTGCCTTCACTAGCTATTATAATGCAAAAATCTTGAATGTCAACAGATTTTAATTCATTTATCATCATACAATAAGCAGTGGCCTGATAAAAGTAGTTTAGAATCCATTCCTCTTTCTTTTCTTTAGAAGAAGACTTGAAGTCCACTACTGCTGGCTTTCCTTTATATTCACAAAAGAGGTCACACCTACCAGCACACATTAATGTATCGGAATAAAGTGGAAACTCATATCCATAAATCTTGGACACATGCTCATCTAGAACCTCCCTAATCTTATGGAACATTTCTAGCTCCACTGGGAAGGCCTTGTCCTTATACGTAGGATCGTTGGCTACGTATTTCTCAAGCATATTATGCAATCTAGTACCGCGTCTAGCAGCC